AAGGAAGCCCATCCCGCGCGTCATTAAGGATGTACGTAGGGTCGCCCCGGTGGATGCTCGCTGCATCACCGTGGCTGCCGAGGATGGCCTGTACCTGGTTGGGGAGACGATGGTGGTGACCCACAATTCCCCATTCGCTGCTGCTCTCTGCCTGTTTGAGCTGCTTGGCCCATGCAGGTTTGACGGGTTTGATCGTCATGAGCCGTTTGGTGTGCGCGCTAAGCCCATGAGCATGCCCCTGGTGCAGATTGTGGCTACGTCGGAAAGTCAGACCGCTAATACTATTCGTATGGTGCGTGCTTTCTGTCAGAAAAAGGGGCATTTGGCGCGCAAATATGATCTTGAGGTTGCGAAGACGTTTATTGAGACTCCTGGTGGCGGGAAGCTTCAGCAGATGACGTCTTCTGCGCATTCGATGGAGGGTGGTGAGGTTTCGTTCGTTGTGGGTGACGAGCTGGAGCACTGGCTGCCCGCCCAGGGCGGTCCGGCCATGTTGCAGACGATTCAGCAGAACGCCGCGAAGATGGGCGGCCGTTTCATGGGTACCTGTAATGCGTGGGTTCCTGGCGAGCAGTCGTCTGCGGAGGCGATTTTTGATGCGTGGTGTGATCAGGAGGATGGCCTTACTCGTGGTAAGACGAAGATTCTCTATGACGCACGGATTGCTCCCCCGAACACGGTGCTGACGGATGAGCCGGAGGGGGGGCAGGTTGGTCTCACGGAGGCCCTGAAGTATGTTTATGAGGACTGCCCGTGGGTTAATCTGGAGTCCATCAAGGAGCAGATCTGGTCGCCGGAGTATCCGGAGTCTAGATCTATCCGCTTCTTCTTGAATCGCCCGAATGCGGCTGAGGCGTCGTGGATTACCTTGGAGGAGTGGACTCTCCTTCGTAAACCTGACCGTGAGGTGAAGAAGGGTGAGCCTATTGTCATGTTCTTCGACGGCTCCAAGAGCAACGACCACACCGCCCTCGTGGGCTGCTGTATGGAGGATGGGCACATCTTCAAGATCGGGCACTGGAAACCTGAGGGTGCGCTGAAGGTCGTGAATGTTGCTGCCGTTGATGCGGCGGTGCGGAAGGCGTTCAACGACTATGACGTGGTTGCGTTCTGGGCTGACGTGCGCGAGTGGGAGTCGTTCACTCGTACGGCGTGGCCGGAGGAGTTCGGCGAGAACCTGATCCTCCCGGCGGTGCGTGGCGGCATGTCTGCGTCCCCGATCGCGTGGGACATGCGTTCGCACGCGTACCAGTTCGCTGAGGCTGCGGAGACGGCGTTCACGGAGATTCAGCAGCAGACGTTCACTCATGATGGTGATTCAGCACTGGGTGAGCACGTGTCGAACTGTCGCGTGAATGAGTTCAAGGGTCGCTGGTCCGTGAAGAAGGAGTCCCCTAAGTCGTCGAAGAAGATTGATCTTGCTGTGTGCATGATCGGCGCTAGAATGCTGTATAGGCACGTGAAGGCTTCCAAGGAGTGGGCCGACCGCTGCCGCCCCGTTGGAGAATGGAGCATCCTGTTTTGAGTTTCGAGAAGATGGTGAACGGCTTCGACTATGGGGGTATGCGCCCTCAGTCGTTTGAGTCGTACTATGAGCAGACTCGTCGCCTGGATGCTCTGGGTATCAGCATTCCTCCTGAGGCGCGTGTCCTGGAGATTCAGGCCCCGTTCGCGAAGATGGCCGTGGATGTGCTAACTGAGGTTCTTATTCCGACGGGGTTCATCATCGGTGATGATGAGCGTGAGGATGTGCTTGATCTTCTGCGGTCTACGTGGCAGAAGAATGACATGGACTCTCAGTTCAATCTCGCCGCCTCGGAGGCGATTGCTGCGGGTTCGGCGTTCTGGATTGTGGGCCGCATCAAGGGTGAGGATCACGCTTCTATCCGGGCCGTGGATAACCGGCATGCGGCTGTGCGCATGGATGCGTTCGGTTCCACCCTCGAGGGTGTCTGCGTGTACCGGACGGATGAGGGTAAGGCGGCGACCTACTACACGCCTGAGCGGACCGAGTTCTATAAACAGATTGGTGGCCGGTGGGTTTCGGACGGCCATGAGCCCGCCCCGCATGGCATCAGCATTGTGCCGATGTTCAACAAGGCGCGCCTTGGTGACCGGTATGGGCGCTCTGATCTTCAGGAGCTCCGTAAGGTCATTGATGCTGCGTCCAGGACTCTGACGAACCTTCAGGTGGCGCAGGAGGTGTCTGCGATGCCTCTGCGGTTCCTGATTGGTGATGGTGCAGCGCAGATGCTCGCTAACCAGCAATCCCGCGGCGCTAAAGACGGCCAGTTCGGCCGCGGTGGGGCTATGCAGGCCTACGCTGGTTCTCTGCTTGCACTCCCCAGTGATGGTGACGCGAAGCAGCTGTCTGGCATGAGTCTGGATACTTTCGTGTCCGTGTACCGCACCTACGCCCTCCAGATTTCCGCGATGACAGGCATTCCGCCGTCGATGATGGGCGTCGCCTCCGACAACAACCCCACGTCCGCTGAGGCTCTCCGTGTCGCTAAGGACCGTCTCCTCGCTCGAGCGGAGTGGAAGCAGCGGCAGTTCTCCGACGCCCTCGAAAAGGTGGCCCGTCTCGTGGTCGCCATGGATGGCCAGTCCACCGACGGGCTCGAGGCCCTTGAGGTGATTTGGGCGGACGCCGCGGCCCCGTCTACGAGCGCCCAGATGGCTACCGCCATGCAGGCACAGTCGCAGGACATTATCTCCTCTGAGACGGCCCGCGAGTTCATGCGACTGTCTCCGGAGCAGCTGCGTCGCGAGGCTGAGAGGGATGAGGAGCGTCAGGAGATGGGTGGCCTGACGGTCGACAAGTACATGAACCCCGAAGAGGGGAGACTGGGGGAGGACCCTGATGAGGATAGTGAGGAGGGCCCTGAGGAAGGGCGCACGCAAAGCCAGGAGGAGCCTGTTCCCCAGAAGAAGGCGAAGAAGGCGGTGACTAGGTGACCGAGGCGGTCTTCCGTAAGGTGATGGACCTGGTGGTGCGCATCTTCATTGCGCGCTCCCAGGATGTCATCACAGCCGCTCAGGCGGCCCCGGGGACGACGGTCGCATCATTGGCTGACTCCCTGTGGGATGTGGCGTTGCAGGCCCGCAGGCAGGCTTGGGCGGCGGCCGTCCTGTTCATGCGTGGGCAGGCCCGCCGCCACGGCGCTGACGAGGCGTGGGTGCCCGGCATCCCCGGCTACTCCAAGGTCGCCGTCCGTGACGCAATCCGTGAAGCCCGCGCAGGGAGGCTCACCCCCGAATCGGGTAAGCGGCTCCAGGTCATCCTCGCCCGGCATGTTGAGTCCGCTGCCCGCCAGACGGTCGCGGATGCTGTGGACTACTCCCCCAACAATGCGGAGCTCCTCGACGACCCGGCCGACATTGAGAAGCACCTGAAGGACGTCGGCGACAAGGCCCGAGAGGAGATCGCTCGAGAGGTTCACCGGGAACAGGCTAAGCGTCGCCCCAACCAGGATTGGGGTGAGATGTTCGATGAGCTCGCCAACCGGGTTGACAGGGCGATTGATGAGATTCAGTCCGATGGTGTTGCCCGCAGGGCGAAGATTGAGCATCTCCCTGAGTTGGAGCCTGTCCCTATGGCTGACCGCTTGGATAAGCGGGGCAGGGTTATTGCCCGCCCGTTTGCTTTCGCTCGGGTGGTTCACCCAAGCAGGAATGGTCCTTGTGGTTTCTGTGTGCTCCTTGCTTCTCGCGGCCCTGTATATCGTTCTTCCACTACGGCCGGTATTCGTGTGGACCGTTTCCACACCAGCTGCCGCTGCACCGTAGTCCCGGTTTACACCTCGAGGTCGTGGCCCGGAAAGAAACAGTGGCAAGAGTTCGAACGAATGTACAATGAAGTTGTGACGGACCATGACCTCCATGGCGCTGATGCGCGCAGGGCAATGGACCGCGCACAGTACGCTAAGCGAAAGGAAGCACAATGAGCGACGCCCCCGCTGTTGATGCGCCCGCCGACGCCCCCACCGAGGCGCCGGCGGCTACCAGTGACGCCCCCACTGGTGATGTCAGTGACGTTTCTCAGGCAGAGCTGGACGCGATTAAGCCCGCCATGACGGCCGCTGAGATGGCCGCCCAGGATGAGGCCAAGGCCGCTCCGACGCTCGAGGTCGTTCCCGCCCCGAACGCCCTCCCCGCTGAGACTGACAACAAGCATGGTGAGATCACTGCCCTTCAGGAGCGTGTGCAGGCCCTCGAAGCTCAGCTCGCCGCCAAGGAAGCCGAGCAGAAAGCCGCCACCGAGGCTCTCGCGAAGAATGATCTCCTCACCGCCGCCGGACTGGACACTAAGTATGCCCGGTTCCTGAGTGGCGAACAGAATACTTGGCAGGAGCAAGTCAACGACCTTGCCGCCCTCCGTGGCGCCGCTCCTGCGAGACGCGATCCTGCTCTGGACGCGGATATGGGCGCCGACAGTGAAGGACTGGAGAACACCATCCTCAACATGTTCGGCATGGGCAACTAAGTCCAAGAATCGATATCCCCCGCGTCGGGGAGGGAAGGAACTAGAATGGCCGACGAGTCAGCAAAGTTCATGACAATTCAGAAGATCGCTGCTGGCGACAACGCTGCCGGGTTCCCGAAGGAGGTTCTTGCTCCTATCTGGAAGCGGGCCTTTGAGGGTTCTCTGGTTCAGCAGATTGCTGGCACCACCCCGGTTTCTCTGGCTGGTAACGCGATGCCGTACCCGACCGGCCGCCCCGTTGCCGGTATCGTCGGTGAGGCTGGCGAGAAGCCCGTCACCGAAGTGTCTGTTGGCATTAAGACTTTCACTCCGAAGAAGGCCGCTGCGATTGTTGTCCTGTCCAAGGAGGCCCTCATGGCCAACCCCCTGGGCGCTTTCGACGACCTTCAGCAGCAGCTCTCTCAGGCTATTGCCGACACCATTGACACCGCGGTCCTGTTCGGTAAGGACACCAAGACTGGCACTGCTCTGACCGGTGTTGAGTCCGTTAACGACACTCCGCACGTCATTACCCTGGACCCCGCCCAGGAGGCCACCGCTGGTTACATCGGCAAGCAGGTTTCCGCTGCTTACGATAAGGTCGTTCTCCAGTCCGATGTCGCTGGCGACTATGACGTCAACCAGTTCATCTTCTCGCCCGCTATGCGGTCCAAGGTCGTGAACGCTTCCGACACTCTGGGTCGCCCCCTCTACCAGGGTTCCCTGAACCTGAAGGACCCGATGTCGACAGTGTTCGGCGTCCCCACCATTTACTCGAAGACCATCAATGGCCGTGGCGCTGTCACTGAGCCGAAGATTCTCGGCTTCGGTGGAGACTTCCGCGACAACCTCCGTCTGGGCTTCGTGGAGAACCTGACCTGGGCGACCGCCGACCAGTACGCGGCCGGTAAGGACCTGTTCACCTACAACCTGGTCGCCATCCGCGTTGAGGCCATCTTCGGGTGGGTTCTGCGCGACAAGAAGGCGTTCGTGAAGATCGCCGCGAAGTGATCTGACTGCCGGGCGCTGTTTCCCTTGGCGGCGCCCGGCCAGTCTCATCGATAGTCAAACAGGAAGGAGGGGTGATGACCGTAGCTAACCGGCAGTCTGTGGAACAGGCGCTTCTGCGTGAGCTGGAGCCGGATGAGCTGAAGTGGGTTGATGCTCTGCTGGAGCGCGCTGAGGCCCTGGTGCTTCTGCGTATGCCTGATGCGGTTAACCGCGCTAAGGTGGATTACCCCTTCAGGGTTGTGTTGACTGCCGTTGAGGCTGAGAGTGTTTCGCGCGTACTAAGGGCGCCGGGTGGTGGCCTGTACAAGTATGAGACTGAGGGCACCTACACCTATTCGGTTAATCAGGCGGTTGCGTCTGGTCTTTTGGAGATTACTCCGAAGGATTGGGATGTGCTGAATGGTGGCCTTGGTGGTTATGGTGGCCAGCATGCTGTGATGGATGGGTATGCGCAGCGCATGTACCGGACTGACGACTCCCGCACCGCACATGACAATCGTCTTCTCCTAGGCTATGCGGCTAACGCTCACCCGGATGTGCCTGTGGCCCGTGAGCTTGGCCTGGAGCGCTGGGATGGGTGGAGGTTGTCGTGGTAGGTTTTCGGCCCCGCCGTGGGCGATACCTGGAGAACGGCCCTCACGTGGTTGAGGTGACTCTTGCTGTCGTCAAGGAAGGGCGCACCGGTCGTCGTTTCGAGCGGGGCGAGACGTTCACTATCGACAAGGTCCTTGTGCAGCCCTCCGCCGGCAACGCCCTTAAGGCTACCGAGAACCGCGTCATCAGGGGTGACCTGACGGACGAGACCACCTTGAAGGTGTTCGGCACGGGCAGGAAGTGGCCCGGTGGCCCGCACTCGTGGGTTAAGATCATCAAGGGACCTGATTCCCTGGTGGGTAAGACGTTCCAGCAGGCTGGTGAGCCGCTCACCTATGACGCGTCCCCGATGACTCGACACTGGTCAGTTCGGTGCGACACGCTCGGAACGGAGTCGCGATGATTGAGGTCTACGACAACAAGCACACGCACGAGGACATTGCCGAGGTGGTAGCAGGCAAGGCCGAGTTCGCCGCGGCCGCTGCGAAGGTTTACGCGGAGATTGAGGCTGCTGCTGCCGCCCACATTCAGACCGGAGAGCTGTCTGCATCGTTCAGCCTTGAGCAGGGGAAGGTGGACTGGTCCATCTCTCCGTCCACGGACCATGACGCGGCGGTCGAGTTTGGTCACTACGTGTACCAGGATGCTCGTGGCCGCCGTACGAAACGCGAGAATGCCAGGCATCGCACCTGGGTGCCAGGCATCAACGTCATGCGCGGCGTAGTTCGTGCTCATGGGGGGTTCTAGTGGCGTACGTGAATCCGCTCCCGTTCATCTACCGATACGTTCAGGATGCTGCCGCCGCCAGTGCGGATGAGTGGCCCATCCTCTCCCGGCTCGTGTGGCGCACCCATGGAGACGTGGATGACCCATTGAATGAGCTCGTGTGTCGAGTCCAGATGACTATCTCGCGCGTCCACCCTTCGGGGCCGACATTCGCTGCGACTCAGATCAGGGCTCGCCTCTACATGACTGGGCCTGACGGGGATGAGGTGTCCGACGCCTCCGACGCCCTCGTGCAGGCCATTGAGAAAGCCTGGAGGTCCGGCATGGTGACCTCCGAAGGCTGGGCCACCTATATCGAGTGGACCCAGCTACCCACGCCCGAAACGGACATGGGGACTACCGCAGATTACATCAACATGGTTTCGTCCCTTCAGGTGACGGCCAGGAAGGGAGCCTGATGGCTAACCTCGGAAACAGCAAGATTCAGATCGCGGGCCGCGGCCACGTCTACTACGGCGTGAACGACACTGAGGCCCCCAACCTTGATGGCTACACCTTTGGTGATGGCACCACTCTGGAGGCGAACGGCTGGACCTGGCTTGGTGACACGTCCTCGGAGAACCTGATCGAGTTCGAGTCCGACGGTGGAGACACCTCCACGAAGCGTACGTGGGACCGTCAGGGCGTCCGCTCCACCCGCGAGGACGTCACCAACAAGGTGACCATCAACGCCGTCAACCTTGGTGAGGACGTCATGAAGGTGGCCTTCCCAGGCTCCACCTATGACGCCGCGAAGCGCGCCTGGGACATTGAGCTCGACGCCTCCAGTGAGCGCGCCATCCTCGTGGTTGTTGAGGACGGTCAGCTGGTCTCCGGCTACCTGTTCCGTCGTGTCGCCCTGTCCGGCAACATGCCGGCCCTGAGCCTCGACAACTTCACTGAGGTGAAGATCAGCGGGACCCTTCTCTCTCCGAACTCCGGGAAGACTCGCGTCCAGATGCTTGAGCCCCGCACCGTCACCGGCGTTGGTACCGCTAAGCCGACCATCACGACCCTGGCCCCGGCCAGCGGCGCCGCGGGAGCGAAGGTGGTCATCACTGGAACCAACTTCGATGGCGTCCGGGACGTCAAGTTCGGCAACACTTCCGCCACGTTCGACAAGGATTCTGCTACGCAGATCACCACCTATGTTCCTCGCGGCCTGACCGTGGGCGCGCAGGACGTGACTGTCACGAACAACGTGGGCACTTCCGACGCGAAGCAGTTCACCGTCAACTGACGGCCTTATACTAGGGTGGCCGCCACTTAGGGGTGGGTGGCGGCCACCCTTACACCCCTTCCGCCCCACTGAAAGGATGCTGCCGTGGCAGACAAGAAGGCCGACAAGCTTCCAGAGTTCTCTACCCTTGACGGCCATGAGATCCTCGTCCCGCCTCATGCGCTGCGACCGTCCGCGCGCATGCGACTCACCTCCGCCCTTGAGCCCCTGATGGGTGACGGCACCGAGAGCACTAATCTCATCAGCCTGATGGCTGACGTCATGGAGGTCCTTGAGGGGGGCGGCTATATTCGCGACGATGAGGCTTGGGACCGCTTCTACGATGATGCTGGGCTGGAGGATGTCGTCAACCTGGTGATGGCATACTCGGGGGAAGCCGCAGGCGCCAAGAACTAGATGACTTCTTCGAGAGCCACCCGGAGGCTGTAGCCGATTTCTGGGCGCTGTACAGGATTGACGTGTACGGCCCGTACCGGGTGGCTCTCGTGAGTCAGCTTCTTGAGCGCCTTCCGCATGAGCCGTGGAGCATGTATCGGGCCGCGGGCCTGGGGGGTCCGAAGTGGTTCGGTTATTCTCATGACTCTGAGCGGCTTTCTGATGTCCTGGATCGTCTCGCATTGATGATTAAGGCTACCGCGGTCAATAAGGCTACTCTCAGGGATTCCGATATGGTGGAGAGGCCGTCAAGCGGAAGCGGGGCGATGGTAGTATCGTCTAAGGATGCTGAGAGTGTTGCCGCCTTGTTCGCGGCGCTAGGTTAGGGGGTCTGGTGGCCGGTAAGGGTACTGTCGGTAAGCTTTCCGTCAAGGTTGTCCCCGACCTGTCCGGATTCGCACAGAAGCTTCGTGCTGACCTGAAGCGTATCCAGAAGCAGGTTAAGGATCTTGATATTAAGTTCAATGCAGAGGTTGAGCTTGATAAGGCGTCGCTCCAGAAAGCCAAGGCTGAGGTTGCGAAGGAGAACCTGAAGCTTCGCACCCATGTTGACGCTGATGGCACTGAAACTGAAATCCAGAAGCTTAAGCGTCGCATTGAGAACATGCGGGCAGAGGTTAAAACCAATGCTCGCCTTGATGAGGATTCGAAGAAGAAGCTTGAGGAGCGGCTGAAGAATATTCGCTCTCAGGTTCGCTTGTCCACGGATGATGGGGACCTAGCGAAGATTCACAAGCAGGTATCTGCTGCCGCTAAGGATATTCGCACTGAGATTAAGCTCAATAAGGAAGCCGAAGCGCGAATACGACAGCAGATCAAGGCCCTGTCGCAGAACATCCCTGTGGGTGCGAAACTGGATGCCGGAGCCCGTAAGAATATCGAGCACCAGCTAGAATCTATTCGCGCAAAGGCTAACGTTGATGCAAACCTCACTGCTGAGCAGAAGAAGAGGATTGAGCATGAGCTAAATAAGCTCAAGGGTAAGGCTACAGTTAACGCCGACCTTGACGATGGTAAGGTTCGCTTTGATCTGGCTAGGCTAACGCGCGACCGGTGGGTGACTATCAATGCTCGCATCGGCAAGGCTTCAATAGCTAGGGCGGCCGCACAGTTGAAGGCTCTTGCCGGCGGTAACGTGTTCGAGTCCATCGGTCGTAACCTGAATGACTTCTTACGTAACCTTGATACTGCGTCCGTGAAGATCGGCGCAGTGTCGACATTGATCGGCACTGCGGTGTCGACTATTGGTGCGGGTCTTGGCGTTTTCTCTTCCCTCAGTGTGGGGCTCGCTAAGTCTACTCCGGCACTCCTGGCTCTTCCTGGGATATTCGGCGCCGCCGCCGCTGGCGCTGGTGTCCTCATCGCCGCCCTGAAGGACACGAAGACCGTTTTGGCTGATCTTGGGCCGGCGTTCTCTGATCTCCAGAAGCAGATCTCCGGGTCCTACTGGGGTCAGGCTGCTCAGCCGATCCGCGACTTCGCGAACGTGGCTATCAGGGAGCTGTCTCCCGCGCTCAACAGTATCGCCACGAACCTGGGCGCCATGACTGCCGCTATCGCTGGTGCTGCGAGCGGGCACATTCAGGGGTTCCAGCAGTCGCTCACCTACCTGTCTCAGGCCCTCTCTATTGGGTCTACGGGGGCCGCATCGTTTACTAACGGTATCCTCACGATGGGCGAGGTGGGCGCCAAGTTCCTCCCGAGCATCGCCCGCTGGGCCAACGACCTGGCAGCCTCGTTCGAGCAGTGGGCAAACAAGGCAGCCGCCTCCGGGGCCATGGAGCAGGCCATCCGGTCTGCCGCCCAGGCTTTCGGGACCATGAAGGACATTACGGTCGACCTGCTCGGGATCATTGGTGGCCTCTTCAAGGCGATGGCCGCCGGCTCTGCGCCCATTGACGCTATCGCCGCCGCCCTGGACCGGGCGAACAAGGCGGTGAACGGCCCCCTGTTCCAGTCCACCCTGGCCGACCTGTTCACGGCCATGGGTACTGCTGCCGGACTGGCGTTCCAGGGTGTGGGCAGGCTTGGTCAGGCTTTCGTGTCCCTTGAGCCCACACTTTCAAAGATACTCCCCTTGATTGGGGAGGCCATGAAGGTTGCGCTAGAGGGTATCGCCACAGCACTGGAGAACCCTGCCTTCCAGGATGGGCTGGTCAACTTCTTCAATGGTGTCCTGACTGCCGTGCAGGCCTTGGCTCCGGCCATGCCTGCCCTGGGTGAGGCGTTCGGGGCCATAGCGACCGTTGCGGGCGCGCTGCTGGCTGCTATCGCTCCTCTGGTGGCCCAGTTGGTGGAGGGGCTCGCCCCGATCCTTCAGCAGATGGTGCCGATTCTTGTTCCCATCGTTGAGCAGTTGGGTGCGGCGCTACTGCCGATCATCCAGGCTCTCATCCCGGTCATTCAGGAGCTAGTCACCCAGCTGGGTCCGGTAGTAGCTGAACTCCTGCCGCAGATTCTCCCGATCATTGTGAATATCGTGCAGATGCTCTCCGCCGCGCTTATCCCGGCGATCCAGGCGGTTGCCACGATCATGCAGGTAGCCACCCCCGTGGTGGTGGGCGCCTGGCAGGCCATCCAGACCGCAGTGTCATGGGCGGTTAACCTGATTCAGGGGATCATCAGCACGGTGATGGGTGTTATCACTGGTGACTGGTCTCGCGCCTGGGAGGGCATCAAGCAGATCGGCACGACTGTCTGGAATATCATTTCCACGTCGTTCTCCGTGTTCGGCAACCTCCTGCGCACGTCAGCCCAGGTCTCCTGGAACGCGATCACCACGGTCATTAGGGGAGCCTGGAACATCATCTCCTCGGTGGTGACGACGGGAATCTCTGTGGCTAGGAGCATTATCAGTGCTGGATGGAACTTCATCTCCAACCTCACCTCATCGGTGTGGAACACCATCAAGAGCCTGATCTCCTCTGGCATAAATGCCATTCGAAGCGTCATCAGCTCGGGATGGAGCTTCATCAGCAGCCTGACGTCCTCAACGTGGAACACCATCCTGAGCCTCGTGTCCTCTGTTGCAAGTTCAGTGCAGAGCGTCATCAGTTCTGCGTGGAACGCCGCCCGTAACCTCACGTCGGACGCCTGGAACGCCATGCGCGCCGCCGTGTCGGCCGGAGTCAGCGGTGTAATCAGCTTCGTCAGCTCGCTCCCTGGCCGGATCATGGGATTCTTCTCCAACGCGGGGTCCTGGCTCATCACGGCAGGCCGGAACGTCATCCAGGGATTCATTAACGGGATCACCTCGATGTTCGGGTCTGTGCAGAGCAAGCTCTCAAGTCTTACGAGCATGCTTCCCTCGTGGAAGGGTCCTGCACCGGTTGATAAGGTTATCCTGAAGGATGCTGGCCAGCTGGTCATGAAGGGATTCATTGATGGCCTCGAATCTCAGTATGGGGCTGTGCGAAAGTCCCTTCAGGGTTTCACGGAGGACCTGTCGAGTGATGTGGCCCCTGAGATCGCTGCGTCTGTGTCTACGTCGTTCGAGAAGGTGAGGCCGCGTAAGGAGTCGCTGAATGCCTTGGCGTCGAGTTCCTCGGTGCAGGATGAGCGCAGGGCTGCCGGGACGGTGAACATCACCAACTACTACCCGCAGGCGCAGAGTGACTCTAAGACTCGCGACGATGTTGCTGACGGCATTCGTCTTGCTTCAAGTATCTAGGATGGGCGCATGAGTAGTGAGTACTTCCTGAATGGGGTTGACCTTGATCAGCCGGGGAGGTGGAGGGTAATGCAGGGGACTCTTCTTCCTGCTGTTGCGGCGCCTCGCCTGCATTCTACTGAGGTGCCGATCCGGAGTGGGATACTGGATGGTGCGGGTGGGCGTGTCGGTACGTTCAAGGTGACTGTCGCGTTCATGGTTGAGGGTGCGGATCGCGCTGGCCTTGATCGTAACTGGCAGGCTCTCATGGCGTTTCTGAGGGCCTCAAGCAGGCTGACTGCCCTACAGCATCGCCCGGCGGGCGCTAGCCCAAAGGAGGCGCTCGTGCGGCTCGTGAGTGTGTCTCAGCCGTCCTGGCGGTACGGGGAGTGGGCTATCGACACTACGGTCATCTTCGAGGCCGTGGAGGGCGTATGGAAGGATGTGTCGCCCGTGGAGGCTCCGCTCACTGACCTCAGTGCGCTTGCGGGCGGCGCGGCACCCATATCCGATGCTGTCCTGCGCCTGTCGCCCACCGCTAACACGGCCACGATCCTTGATGTCACGTCCGACACCTCACTCACGTGGCGCGGCGTGGCTGCCGCTGGGCAGCATCTTCTGGTTGATGTCGCCTCCTACTCTGCGTGGAGGCAGGAGTCCGACGGCTGGGAGCCAGCACAGGGTGCGGTAGACGCTTCCCCGGAGATCAGCATGTCCCCAGGCGGGCTGACCCTCACTCCCAACCATGAGGGCAAGATAGTCCTCAAGGTAACGGGGGCGACAGGCCATATTCGCGCAAGGAGGGCGTACTGATGCGCCGCTCATACTTCCCGGGCATGCAGCTGCGCGCCGTGGCCTACGAGGTTCAGGGCGCCAAGATCGGCGTCGTGCCTGACGTGCTTGAGATGACTGTCACTACCCCTATGGGGAAGACGCCCACCCTGTCTATGACTTACGCGCCCGGCCCGAAGGCTGTTCGCGGAGGGGTGCTTGAGCGTGAGGTAGAGGTTGCCATTGAGGCCACCTTCGACGGCAACACCTGGGAGGAGCTCCCGGACGCCCGCTTCGTCACCCAGAAGACCGAGCACAACCTGGTCAATGACGGGACCCACTCACGCAAGGTTGAGGCCATCCATGTGAGCGACTACCTCAAAGAGGCCCTGGTCTGGTCCGTGCCGGAGGTGGCAAAGGACAAGGACGGCAAGTACAAGTTCCTGTCCCGCAACGCCGGCACCATCATCAGCACCATCTGGGGTAACGCAACCAAGCGCGGGTGGGGTCCCGGCCTGACGTTAGATGCCAACATAGCCAAGGACTCCGCAGGTCAGGACTGGGAGAAGGTAGTTACCCTCCACTTCGACCCGACGATCACTCTCCTACAGATCGTTGACTCGCTCCGCTCTCTCGGCATGATTGACACCGTGTGGCAGGGTCGCACCCTGAAGGTGTACAACGCCGACAAGACGCAGGCCAGGGACCTGACTGAGTCGAAGCGCTGGCCCCTGGCCACCAGCCTGGCCGGTGCTCCCGAGGTGCGCACGTGGTCGGACATGTGCACGGACGTCCTGGTCAAGGGTGAGGGCGGCTTGACGTGGCTGATCCACAACGACCTCGCACCCAGGTCTATGCGCAGGGTCGAGAAGGTCGTTGAAGCCGGCGGCGTGGAGCTGGAGACCACTGCACGCATGGTTGCAGAGGCCACCCTGAAGTCTGGTGCCCACGTCAGCGAGGAGATCAAGCGCGAGTGGGTTGCCGCCGACGTGCACCTCCTTCCGTGGGTTGACTACCGCCTCGGTGACTGGCTCATGGTTGAGCGCCGCGAGGGCATGGAGCGCCTTCAGGTTGCGCAGGTGAGCGTCACTCAGAAGGATGGTATGGTCACTGGGCACACCACCTTTGGGACTGTCCTGGACAGTCTCCTTGGGCGTCTGACGAAGCGGACGAAGGGGATCGTGGGCCTGGCTACTACTGGTGGCTCTGGAGTGCGCCCAGCGCCTCCTGCGTCGAAGTACTGGCCCCTGCCACCGCAGGGCCTTTCAGGGTCCAGCTCGGTAGTTATCAAGGCGTCTGGGTGGCCTGCGGCGATCGTCAACCTGACGTGGTCGAAGGTGGAGACCGATACCCTTGGGAGCAGGGTGGATGTGCGCTCCTACGAGATCTCGTGGGAGGACCCTCGGTACAACGTGAAGGGGGCCGGGTCCGTCACCATTCCCGCTGCCGACTCCCCCTCGGTCGCTATCCCGGACCTTGAGGTGGACACGACATACATATTCAGGGTGAGGGCCACCACCAGTGACGCCACCGGGTCTTGGTCTGCGCCCTTCCGTATCCACACGGCTACTGATGGGGAGCCGCCTCCGGTGCCGTCTAAGCCGGTGCTGTCTCAGTCGCTAGGTATCCTTGATGTGTACTGGGATGGCAGGGGCGCCCAGGGTCAGGGGATGCCTGCGGACTTCGCTGGGGTTGAGGTGTCGGTGCAGCTGCCGGGCGTGCCTGCCTCCACCCTAATGTCACTACCTACTCCTTTGCAGCGGACCGCCGTGGCGGGACTTGAGATCAAGGAGTACGAGGTCCGGTTGCGCTCGTACGACCGCGCAGGCAACAAGTCGGACTGGAGCGCCCCCGCGCGCATCGCCCTGGAGCAGTCGATCGACACGAACAAGATCGTCCGCTCCGTGGAGGAGAAGCTGGCTGCTAGCGACGTGGTTCAGCGGGCCGCCCGCGAGGAGGCCCTCAAGCAGACTCAGCACTTGTCCGAGGCTATGACAAGGGTTGCGCTATCCTTGGTGGAGACTGGACCTTACCCGCCAGACAGGGGAGAGGTCGACAAGAGTCAGTGGGTGTCCCCAGACGCCCGGGTATTCACTCTGAGGAAGAAGGGAGACTGACATGGCCTACAGGCCCAACGTCTGGAAGGATGGCCCTGACGGGCGTACACCCATCACCGCTGCGGCGCTCACCAAGATCGAGGAAGGTATTCGTGTCGCCAGTGCTACCGCGGATACCGCCTCAACCGGGTACACGGAGAACTCCAAGACGGTTCAGTCCTTGTCGACCAAGGCCGGCTCCCTTGAGTCCCTGATCAAGGTCATCCAGAGCCAGCTGGTCCCTATTGGCACGGTTGTCGCTTTCGCCGGGCAGGTGGTGCCGGACGGGTGGCTGTTCTGCTATGGGCAGGCATTGAAGCGCAGTGAATATCCAGAGTTGTTCGCCGCTCTCGGCACGACCGCCGGCAGTGGCGACGGGTCCACTACCTTCAATATCCCAGACTGGCGCGGGAAGGTACCCTACGGGCAGGGAGGTGACGGCCTATTTCTCCCGAACGTCACAGTCGGCGAGAAGGAGCACACCCTGACCGTCAACGAGATGCCGTCCCACGGCCACGAGATCGTGGACTCAAACAACGGCAACAACCGGTGGAAGGCGGCCGCGGCGGGCCAGGACATCGGCATCAACGGCAACGGCTACACGTACGCCACATCCGCCGGAACCACCGTTGAGGACAGGCGACCCTACGCCAACTACGTCGGCGGCAACCAGCCCTTCAAGATGCGCCCATACGGTATCACCGCCTACATGATCATCAGGGCCAAGTAATGGCTGAGATCAAGGACGAGTACATCCAGTGGCCAGGCCCAGCCACCTTCCCCTCAGCCACTACCACCCCCGCCTATGACCGTAGTGCGGACGGCAACACCACAGTCCACTCCCACAGGGGGTGGGAGTGGGTGGAGTCCCAGAGCCCGTTCGAGCAGGCCGCCGCCCAGCTGGCGCAGGCGACCATAGAGTCCGCTGTTACGCGCATGCGAACCGCCTTCGGGCAGATCTACTACCAGAAAGGCAATGCTGACGACGAGCCCGACTTCCGGGGCGAGTCTTTCGGGGACACTGTCCGCATCCAGGACCCCTCCACGCTCAACATCGTTGCCGAGTGGAAGTGGAACGGGGTCAAGTGGGAGCGGATGCGTGTAACCAGTGAGCAGATCAGCAACCTGGACGTGGGCCGCCTCACCGCCGGCTCTGCCGCCATCACTGAGATCGTGGCCAGGAAGATCGCCTCCGACGTCGGCAAGTTCATCCAGCTGACGACAGACCAGCTTACTGTGACCGGCAACGCATCATTCGTGAACGCCACAGCGAAGCACATCTGGTCGAAGATCGTCACCGCGAACGAGGGCGAGTTCGCCAAGATCACGTCGGGCATGATCGAGGCGAACGCCATCACTGCCGACAAGATCCGGGCAGGGGCCATTGATGGGAAGGTCATCACGGGAGCCCTTTTTCAGACCACTCGCGAGGGAAACCGCGGCCTGAAGATCGGGTCATGGGGTCTTACTGCCTACGACAACAAGGGCAACCAGACCATGGGTATTGACGCCCGCACCGGCAGTATCCGTATCTCGGGTAACCTCGGCAGGTCCGACTCGTGGTCAGAGTGCTACTTCGACGACCTCGTGTGGGAGACGACCGGCACGGACGTGGAACACGATGGGTCTCGGATCGGCGTGGGCTTAGCGTTTGACTCCAAGATCGACAACTGGAAGAACGGTTCTATCGCCCTGCGTCGAGACTCTAATGGTGAGCCGTCACTGCTGTTTCAAGCCCCTATCAAGAGGGTCGGGAACAACGCCCAGCCCACTATCACTATGGGCACCAAGTCCATCGACATGGATATCGGCGGCACCAAGGGCCGAAAGAACGCTGGCATCTGGCTGGATGACATCTCTTTCCAGGCCCGGTGCTCGTGGGGCGTCCTGCGCCTCACTCAGCAGGCCAAAGGGTTCTTCGACCATTATGATGACATTCTCGTTGGAGTCTCTGGCAGCGGGTCATGGGTTCGTGACCCGCTCCAGCAGGCGGTGGCGTTATGGGCTCAGAATGGCCAGGTCGGTATGCAGGCGGGTGGAAAGACACACCTGTGGGTCGACTACCAGGGAGTGCACGTCGGCGGGACCAAGAAGTTCTCCATGTACGTTCCGAAGATGTCGAAGGCGCGGGGCGGGCTCATGCTTGAGCACTCCGCCACTGAGTCGCCGTACGACGGCATCGAGTACTGGGAGAGCGTCAAGCTTGGCGACGCCGGGTCAGCCAGGTGGGTGCTACCGGACTATGTGCCTGCCATCGCCTCGAAGAAGGCCCCATGGATCGTGCTCACCAGCAGCGACGCCAGTGCAACCCTGGACCGGTCCGGCGACCTGTGGCACGTGGACGTTACCGGCACTCCTGGCGAGACGGTGTCAGTGCTCGTCAAGGGTGCCCGCATGATCGACATGCACCTGGATGCCAGCGGCGAGCCCTCGATGAGAGACTATGCCCGGGAGTCCCCTTGGGCGCTCCCCCCGGTCGAGAGTGGATTAGCCCCCCGCGAGGGGGCTGGTCTTGGAGACTTAATCTATGGCCCCAGCACTGAAAGGAAGGAGTCAGAAGACAATGGACCAGAACAGTAACGTACAGGTAGACGCCATGGCTGTTATTGACGCCATGGCCATGGAGATTGCCGCCCTCACCAAGAGGGCAGTGATTGCTGAGCAGCAGATCGCTATGCTCACCGCAACTAACACTCAGGAGGAACTATGACAAATGCTGCTGTGACCGACGTCCAGTGGTCCCCCAACTACTCCAGTGGGCGACCCTATGGTGACGTTGACTCAATCACGATCCACCACTGGGGTGTCGATGGGCAGTCGCACCAGAACGTGGTGAACTACCTCTGCCGCGATGACGGCAATTCTTCGGCCCACTATGTCGCTTCGGCTGGGCGTGTGACCCAGCTGGTGCACGACTATGATCGGGCTTGGCATGCCGGTCCCGGAGGGAACCCTCGCTCCATCGGGATCGAGTGCCGTCCCGAGATGTCATCCGGGGATGTGCAGACCGTGATCGGCCTCATTCGCGCCATCCGCGCTGAGCACGGCAACATCCCCGTTGTCGGTCACCGCGACTGGATGGGCACCGAGTGCCCCGGCCGCTGGTACCCGCACCTGGCTGAACTGTCCAACGGCTCGGGATTCGGTGCCGTCTCCTCCCCCGCCCCTCAGGTGGACGTCAACCCGTACACCGGGAAGTGGAACAAGAGTGACGGTCAGGGTGAGCTTCGCTGCACCGGTATCTTTGGTATGGCGACCATTGGCCGCCTTCAGCAGGTCATGGGTACCACCATCGACGGCATCCTTGACGCGGATGGTTCTCCCGCCATCGAGAGGTTCCAGAAGTTCCTGAACTCTGTGGTTCCCGCTGACACGCAGATCGCGCTGAACGGATACCCCTCTCTGGAGACTGACGGAATCCTGGGGTCCCGCACCTGGAAGACCTTCCAGTACCTTGTGATCGCCTGGCACAAGGACTACCTGCCCTCAGGGTGGGGCTTCGAGGACTGGGTTGATGGAGAGGCTGGCACCGCCACGATTGGGGCGCTCCAGCGCGCCCTCAACAACTCCAGATCCGGCTCCGGCCGACTGTGGTGACCATGTAATTCTGCCTGACGGCAGTACACTAGGGGGTGGGGCAGAAGTCCTACCCCCTAGTGTCATACAGAAAAGGAGGAAGTGTATGAGCATTTACGCTCGCGCTTCATTCTGGTCCGGCCTGATTGATCGCGCCACGAAGACCTTTGCCCAGTCTCTCCTGGGTGCGATCGGTGTTGGTGTCGGCGTTTTTGATCTTGACTGGAAGGGTGCTCTCGGCATCGCTGCGTCCGCCGTCCTGGTCAGTGTCCTGACCTCCTTCGCGGACCCGAAGGAGACTGACAAGGCCGTCGCCACGGCTCCCGTCGAGTATGAGCCGCGCCACGCGGGCTGAGTGAACCGTGCAGCCAGTAGAGAGCTTCCTGCCGATAGTTCAGGCACTAACGTCTCCAGATCTCGTTGCGGCCACGGTCGCCCTACTGGCTGCACTGGTCGCCCGCCTCGCAAGTAGACTGAAGAGGCAGCAGCAGAAGACTGATGAGCGCATAGATCAGATGACGGTCCATGTGGCTCGCGCCGCTGATGCTGCCGAGTCGGCATCCGAAGGGGTGCACAATAATCATTCTACGAACCTTCGGGACGACCTGGACATGAGATTCGATGACCTGACTTATAAGATGGACGCCCTCACGGAGGCTGTGGGGGCGCTGCGCGACAGTGTCGGGGAGCAGGCGCGCAGGCTTCAGGGTCTTGAAGGGCAGATTGAGGGCGTGCGCAATGATGCGCGCACTGACAGATCTCATCTTTACGAAGAGGTGTCTAGCCTTCATGATCGAATTGATAGAGTGAAGGCCGTAACGAATCGGCATACGGAGGCATCGTGACCCAGGGCTACGCACGCATTACGGGCAGGGTTGTTGGCCCTGAGGGGCTCGGCCGCATGGGGACGCTGGAGTTTACCCCGCTCCCCCGCTATGAGGGTGTCCTTGAGGATGATAGTCATGCCCTCATAGCGCATTATGCTGTGGGTCGTTTCCGTGAGGATGGTGTCCTGGTCGGGTTTGACGGGACGCCTGGACTTAACGTGGCCGCCCCGCACTCCCTCCTGGACGGCGAGTACAACTACCGTGTGTGCATCAACATTCCTGGCGACACGGGCCTGACACGCTGTGTTGTCGCACGCGTTATCGCCGGAACTACTATCGACACCACCGAGCTGTTCGGCGGCACCCGCCCCGAACGACCGACACCCCCACCGGCTGGGAATAGAGTAGTGGACACGGGCGGCGGGGTGCTCACTGCCGTCAATACTGGCGAACTGATCGAGATTGAAGACGGACTACTCGCATGGAGGACGAATGACTGACCTTACTTGGTACAGCAAGGAGCGTGCCGATCGGACTTTCGCTACAAAGGAGGATCTTGCCCGCATTGGCCAGGGGGCTGCACCAACTCCCGGCCCCGACCTCTCCTTGTATGCGACGAAGGAGGAGGTTAGCCGCGGCGATGGGGCGCTGTCGGCGCGACTGAGTTCCGTTGAGGCCACGACGGCGGGGGCTATGCAGACCGCTGCCGCGGACGCCAAGTATGCGACGAAGACTGACCTTCAGGACTCTGTCCAGTCCCTCGGTCAGCGCATGGACTCTATTACTTCTGCGTCTGCCGGGTATGCCTCGAAGGATGAGTTGAGCCAGTATGCCACCAGTGCGGGTGTCGCAGAGGCGTACGCGACTAAGGAGTCTCTTGGGGACTATCTCAAGTCTGCGGACGCCGCCAACACGTATGCCACGAAGGCGGCGTTGGCTGCTGCGCAGATCGCCGGCGGCGGTCAGGCGGCCCCTGACCTGTCTGGCCTGGCCACGAAGACTGAGGTGAGTCAGGCCGAATCTACTCTTAGCGCCCGGATCGACCAGGTCAAGGCCACTGCTGATGCCGCGGCACCGATGAGCGCTCTGGCCGGCTATGTGAAGACCTCCGATGCTCAGGCCGCGTACGCCACGAAGGAGTCACTGAACGGATACCTGACCGAAGCGGCCGCCACTGAGACCTACTCCGCCAAGAAGGACCTCGAAGCCTACAAGGCCCAGGCCACCTCAGCCTTCGCCCCCGCTTCCCTCGCTCAGGAGGTCGCCTCGGTCAAGGAGACCGCTGAATCCGCCCTGCCGAAGGACGTCGCCTCCACGACCTACGCCACGAAGGAGGAGCTGACCAACGCTCAGCTCGCTGGGGACGGGAAGATCCCGGACCTGTCTGGCTACGTCAAGTCGGCCCAGCTGGCCGACTACGCGACCAAGGCCGAGCTCTCCGGCTACGCCAAGACGTCATCCCTGGCCCCGATCTCAGCCAAGGCCGATGCCGCGCTGCCCAGGAGCGAGGCCTCCGACACATACGCGACCAAGGAGGCCCTGACATCGGCCACCGCCCCTGTCGCCGGCCTGTCGTCGAAGGTCGAATCCCTGGAGACATCCTTGCGGGGAAAGGCTGACGCCTCCTCCCTCGCCGACCTCCTTCCGAAGGCAGAGGCGTCGACCACCTACGCCACCAAGGAGGAGGTGACCTCGGTGCGGGCGGCCATCCCGGAGGCCCAGGACCTCTCGGGATACCTCACCGCAGAGTCCGCGACCGCGACCTACGCGACCAAGGCTGACGTGGAGGGTGTCCGCTCCGCTATCCCCGCTGCTCCCGACCTGTCACCGTACCTGACCGCTGACGCCGCCTCCAAGTCCTATGCCACCAAGGCAGACCTTGCCCAGGCCCAGGCCGGCGGGAAGGTTGACCTGTCGGGCTACCTGACAACCGCTGACGCTGACGGGAAGTACGCCACGAAGGAGGAGCTGAGTGGTGCAGAGGCTAAGGCGTCGGAGGCCTCCGCCAAGGCAGCCACGGCGGTCCAGCCGGACGCCCTGAGTGCCTACGCCACTACCGAGGCCCTGACCAAGGTGAAGCAGGCTGCGGAGGCGGCTGCGGAGGCCGTTGCGCCGCCGTTCCGCTCTGGTGAGCGCTACTCCTCTCCGGTCACCTACTACTGGCCCGACTACTACGATGAGGCCAAGGGTACATCGAAGTGGGCGAAGGCCCTCAAGGCGGCCGGGACTCTCGGTATCGTCATCCTGAACAAGGACAGCGGTAACTGGGATGAGAAGAACGAGGACTTCGGCAAGCAGGCCGCCCGGGCGCTCGCGGCTGGTGCTCGTCGCGCCGTGTTCTACGTGAAGACCCAGTATGGTGTTGCTTCGCTCCCCTCCAACGACCCTGCCCGCAACGGGGTCCCGAACCCGGACAAGTACACCAAGGAGTACATCCTCGGGCAGATCGCGAAGTTCACTGAGCAGTACGGCGATGTCGCCCAGGGTGTGTTCCTGGACGAGACGATCAACGGGTGGGGCGCCCAGGCTGGGCGCGTCCAGTGGTACAAGGACCTGATCGCCGCGATCCGCGAGCAGTACGGCCAGAACTTCTACATCGTGGTCAACGCAGGCTCAAACATGTCCCCGGAGATGTGCGCCCTGGACTTCGACACCGCGATGATGTTCGAGCAGGATGCCGGCAAGTTCCTCAACGAGGACGCCAACGCTCCGGTCCTGCCTGACCACATGCGCTCCTACCCGTCGGAGAAGTGGTGGGCTGTCATCCACGGCGTGACGAAGGACAACTACCGTCAGGTCTTCGAGAAGCTTGACACTCTCCCCATCGGCCACGCCTACATCACTGATGGTGTCCTGGTGGAGGACCCGGACCGTGGAGGCCAGTGGGAGCCTGTCGGTAACCCGTACGCGAACCCGCCGTCGGAGCAGCTGATCAGACTCACGTCCTCCTGGATTCGTGGCACGCTCGGCCTGCACCTGGAGGTGGAGGACCTGAAGGCTCAGGTGGAGGCCCTTAAGAAGGGTGGGGCTCAGGCTGGAGCCAATGCCGGGCAGGCTGGGAAGCTCCTGGTGCTTGGACCCAACGACCCGGTCCCCGCGGGCACTCCTGACGACACCGTCATTGTGCGCCGGGAGGCGTGAGACATGCCCCTCATTGAGTCCTACAAGGACTACGGGCAGACGCCGGTGGAGGCTTTCGGCTTCCACTGGCTCACCCGCACCGACGCATGGCACCCAGGCGGCCCTGCTGCGAACCAGAAGTGGAACGAGCGCGCCCTGCACAAGCGCCCCGACGGGTCCTTGGAGATCAGCATCTCCACTATCGGCGGCGAGCCGCTGTCCGCGGAGATCGTGTCTGCGGAGTCGATGGGGTACGGGACCTACGAAGCATCCTATGAACTCCTGGCCCCGGCCCGCATGCGTGACCTGCACAAGAACATCGTGTGGGGTATCTTCCCCTTCGACTGGGAGGACACGTACCCCGGCTACCAGGAGATCGACATCGTCGAGGACTCTTATTGGTCTGGCTACACCGACATGGTCGGCAAGTATACGCTCTACCCTCAGGGCGAGGACTCCGGTAAGCACCTGAATGACCGCGTGTGGACGCAGTCAGGCAAGGGCGCTACCGTCCGCATGACATGGACGCCTGGAAAGGTGTTATGGGAGACGTGGGAGTCACACCTTACGGAGGATCTGGCGCGCACGACGCCCATCGCCCAGGGAGGCTACTACTCGGGCTCACTCACCGAGGGCATACCGGTCCCCCGTTCGCAGCGCATGCACATCAACCTGTGGGCGTTCCGCGGTAAGGGAGGCTGGGAGTCGATCCCGGCTACCACCATGCACCTGAAGGACTTCAAGTTCACGCCGTGGGCCGGGTCCTTTGGGGTGCAGGTCGGGCAGGCCGGTGCGGGGCGTCTCAGCGTGGTTCGGGGCGGGCGCGAGGTTGCCGCTACCGCCGCCGTGAAGACTCCTCTCGCCACCCCGCGGCCGGCCGACGCTACGTCCCCTATCGGGTCTATCGACGGCGTCTTCGATGCCTGGGCCGAGCGGCCCGATGGTTCGATCCTCATGAGGAACGCCCAGGACAACGGTAACGGTTCAGTCACCATCAAGCACATGCATCCCGTCCCAGCCGTGGACGGACTCTACTCACGGGAGGCTCGCCTGTAATGGCTATCACGACCGCTGAAGTGCGCGTGTACAGCGCCGAATACTGCGACAAGACGTTTGCAAAGAAGGGCGAGGCTGGGGGCGGGGCCGCTCCCGCCCCTGCGGGCACTCCTGGCCTCATCGTCCTGGGCAAGAACGACCCGGTCCCTGAGGGCACCCCCGCCGGGACCGTCATCGTCCGTAAGGAGAAGTGATGCCTGACAGCGTGTTCCCCCCAGTCAGGGGGTGGTGGCTGTCTCGGGGCGGCCGAAGAGTGAACGGGATATACGTCCCCGCCAACTCGTCCGCCAGTCCCACGGACATCAGCGCCCAGCCTAGAGGTGCCGGGAAGTACACCATTGATCTCACGTACACGTCCGGCGTCAACGTCATGGCGATCAGCATCGTCTGGTACGACGATGCGGGTAAGCGTCAGGCCGTTTCCAGGATGCCAACCCTCATCAACATCCCGGCAGGGAAGCGGGCGCCTCTCCGCATCGACGTCGAGCTCCCCCCGTCTCAGTGGGCCAAGTGGGTGCCTGTACTGGAGATCCCCGCCAAGGATGGGCATGACATCCTCATCCATGCCGCGAATATCTACCCGACCCAGCCGCCGGAGCCCGAGACGTCCGTGTTCACATGGCCGGGGAAGTGGTGGACGAACACCGGCAAGCAGTCTGGGACTGACCTCACGGTCCCTTCCGGTGGGATCTTCGTGCCCTGGGCTACTCAGGCGACGCCGGTCAGGTCGGGCAACTGGGAAGTGGTGTTCACCTACACCGCGGGTTCCCCGTCCAGGGTTTCTATCGCCCACAACAAGTTCAAGGAGGCGGACGAGACAAAGCAGACTGGGCAGTCCCGTATAGGCGACTTCGACCTGCCGGCGGGCTCGAATGTCGCGAAGGCGGTCCGGTTCACCATCCCGACCTCCCCGGACCCGTTATGGACCCCGCAGTTCCAGATGCCTGCCGGTTCCCCTGATGTGACGTTCCACAAGATCGAGGTGCACGAGTACACCCCTGACCCGAATGCCGAACCCCCTGCCAAGACGGGAGGCGTGGAGGTTCATGGAGAAGGCTCCGCTCAGGTGTGGGTGCACGAGGCCCCTCAGGACATACCGGCGCAGATGCGGGCCATGCCCTCCGGCTACCCCTCCATCGACGCTATGGTCGCTCAGAAAGGCTTCCTCGTCGCGCACCGCGGCGGCTCTGCCTCATGGCCCGAGATGAGCATGCGCGCCTACACGAACTCTGTCGCGCACGGGGTGGGCGCCTTAGAGGTGTCAGCCGGACGAACCAGCGACGGCGTGTGGGTGCTGGCCCACGATCAGAACCTCAAGCGCGTTGATCCCTCAGCGCCCACCACCCCCATTGCTCAGATGACGTGGGCCGAGGTGCAGCGGTACCGGACCGCCGGAGAGAAGATCCTCCGCATTGAGGAGTATCTAGAGGCGTATGGCCGCTCGCACGTCACTGTGCTGGACCCGAAGTACTCTGCCACTCAGTGGGCCGACCTTGCCAAGCTTCTCCCGGACGACGCCAAGAGCCGGGTCATCTGGAAGAGCGCTGGTGACGCTACGTGGCTTGCTTCTCAGTGGAAGGCTGCGGGCTGGAGGTGCTGGGGATACGCGTACGCCCAGCACGCTGATGACGGGAGCCTAGCCAAGTGGGCTGCGTCCTGGGACTACCTTGGGTTCCCGTGGGACGCGACTCCTGCCCAGTGGTCTAAGGCTCTGAGTCTTGGCAAGCCAGTATGGGCGCACATCTGCCCGACGAAGGCTGCCTACGATCAAGGGATATCCAGGGGCGCCGTAGGTTGCATGGTGTCTGGTGTGGCTGACGTGCTGCCTTATCGAGTGGTGTAGGCCCTGGTAGACAACAAGCCCCTCCCTTGTAATCGCCTGACTACAAGGGAGGGGCTTGTGTTTCACGTGAAACCTAGGAGTAGAGTTCCCAGGATGAGGCATTCCCATCCTGGGCCTCGAAGGTGAGGATAGCGGGCCTGCTGGAGTCGCCGGAGATGTTAGTCCACCAGTCAGAGCCGCGATCTGCGGAGGGGCAGGATATGATCCAGCGCGCATCGCCCACTTGGTTCACGGCGAAGTTGTGCCAGTGGCCGTGAACTAGGATTCTGGCGTCGTAGAGGCCGCTCCTGCGCCCGAACGCTAGGTCCCTGAACCATCCTGGCACCTTCGCCTGAGTGCCTGCTAGATGGCCGTGTGTGAAGCCGATGCGGGTGCCGTCGGCGGCGTCCACGGTGACGGCCTCCTCCCACTTCTCTGGGCGGTGGAAGGTGACATGCTCAAAGCCGGGGCGCCCCGCAATAATGTCCTCAATGTTGCGGGAGATCATGATCCCGAAGTCGTCGTCCGGTGCGTTGGCGCGACTGTTCTTCCCGGTTCCGGTGCGTACGGCGCAGTGGTTGGAGGGGACCGCAACGTAGTACATGGACTCGCACAGGGGCGCTAGCGTCTGGACGGCTTCGGCGTATAGGCGCTGCACTGTCCGAATCTGATCAGTGAGGGATAGGTCGTTAGTCTGGGCCTGACTAGCCACGTTCCAGAACCCCTCCGTGCTGTCGCCGACGTCAGCGAGGATGATGCGCTTGTATGGGGCGGGGCCGGTGAGGTCGGCGGCAATGTCTCGAAGGGCGCGCCGGACGAGACGGATGGTGTCCTCAGTGCTGCCGCCGCTCTGCACCTTGCCCACCTGAAAGTCGGCTAGGCAGACGACCGGAGTCGTGTTCAAGACATTGCTGTAGGGGTTAGGTCGGGGCAGGAGCGGCTCCTGGAAAACAGGGTCCAGATCCTCGTATGACAGGCGCTTAGCCTCGGCCATCTCGACGGCACCGGGCTTCCATGTGATCTTCTCGTATGACCCGTCGGGGAGGCGTATGGTCTTCCCGCGTTGAAGGATCGCATCCACCGGCACGTCACTGAAGAAGGCATCGTTGCCCATGTTGGGGGCGCCGCGGCGCTTCAGTTTGGCGCGGTGGCGTCGGACGGACGCCTCGGAGGTGTTGAACCGTTCGGCGAGCTCTACGTTGCTTGCGCGCTGGTCCTCAGGGAGAAGGTCGTTCTCGATGATTGCTTCATCAAGGGGGGTCATCATGGTTTCTTTCTGTTCAGAGTGTGACAACGGCCCGGGGGAGACATCTTGGTCAATCCCCCGGGCCGTTCACCTATCCCACATCCAGCGGAGTCACTCACCGGAATGATCGAAGTCTACCGCGCCGACTAGGGCTTTGCAAAGCGTGACGGGCTGGTATGCGGTTCTGTAACCTTTCTTCTTCCAGCGCCACGCGAGGTAGCGGGCGCAGGGGCGCCACGTGCAGCGGGCGTCAACTATCTTAAGGTGGATGTCATTCTCGTCACTCATTTGCTTCTCCTGCATTTTCCACAGATGGCGGTTTCGTTGGTGACTTTCCAGCCGAGCGTTCTGGCTGAGGTTTTGGCGACAGACTCGACCGCAACCCAGGGCTTGGTGCGGTGGTGTGACTGGATGATGCGCCGCTCGCGGCACTGGGTACAGACGATCTTCGCAACCCACTTGTCTCCATGGAGAGTCATGTTGACCATGAAAGTCCTTTCTAGTTGGGCCAGGCGCGAATCATCCACGCCTGAGCCCTGCTGACTTCTGTATTACTGGCGGCCCATTGCTCGTAGTGCTCGGCATCTGGGCCACCGTATTCGGAGTGTATGCTGGACTCTACCTCTTCGAGAATGAGCCAACAGTCTGGGCAGTACCGGAGGGACCAGTGG